CACCACATCGTCCTTCTTGTTTTCGGAAAGCTCTAACTCTACTTCGTAGTATTCTGCATTGTAGATGTTGGTTGACTCCGGCTCCTTTTCAGCCTTCTTAGGCTTCTTAGGCTCTTCCTTAGTTTCTTCTACAATCGCATCTTTTACTTCTTTTTCGCTCATATTGCCTCCTTAGTTAGCGGCAACACTCTTTGAATATGCAGAAAGGGACTCGATACGTACCATGTACTGTTCTACAAGTCTCTTTGCTACCTTGGTAGCCTTCCAACCTACTGTTGCTCTCTGATTCAGAGGGTCATCACCTGATCCAAGCTGCTTAACGATAGTCTGTAAGCCACCGCCTTCAACATTGGTCTTACCATAAGCCTTTGCACCAAGTACAAGAGTCGAGAATACACCGTAATACTTGGTTGTAGTGTTAGGGCTGGTACCTTCTGTGTATGAAGGACAGTTATCGGCTGCTGCCTTCCAAACCTTTGCCTCAGATGTCTGTACGAAACGTACATTGCCAATCTTACCGATTTCGCCATTGAAAATGTTCTCTGCGGAAGCATACTGATGTGTGCTAATCCACTCGGAGCTTCTCATAAGGTCAAATGCTGCGAAAGGATGGATGATGGCTACATAAGAGCCGTTAATCTTGGGAGCATTCATTGCTTCAAGCTGAGCTGCTGCCATAAAGAAATACTCAGGTGTAAGAGTATCTGCGGTTGTCAGCGCACTTCTTGATGTTCTGCCACCGGCATAGATTACGTTGGTACCACCGGCAAGAGCATCTCTTGTAATGCTATCAAGGGTACGGCCTGCCTGTGAGCCAAGCAGATGTAATGCCTGTACAATGTTGTTATCGATTGCGGTTAACTTTAACATATCGGATACAGTTACATATGCACCGTACTGTGATACAGTAGCATTGATAGCCGTTACGTTAAGGTTTGTGCCATCGGGTGTAACACCTTCGGTTAAGGGTGTTGATGCCTTGGGAAGAGAATCGTACTTACGGAATTCAATGGTCTTACCGCTACCCTGGGGAATAGGGTAAGAATCACCGAACTGGTCATGTACCAATTCCGGCTCTGCAAGGTCAATAAGTCTCTTCTCATAATAGGTCTTCATTTCAGGACTTAAGTCATTGGAGTAAGGACTCTGTCCATTCATGAGGGTAGTCTGTGTGTTGGGATTCGCAAATCTCTGCAAATCAAAGTGCTTTGCCAAAAGCTTGTTGTGTCTCATATTTTCTCCTTTCGGTCACGAAAGGATTAAAATGTTATTTCTTCTCCTCTCATGACTCTGCGTTCAATCTCTTCACGGTCTGCCTTAGTCAAACTATTGACATCCGTTTTAAATATCTGCGAGTTTGGAGACGAGGCTGCATTTTCGGAAGGTCTTCCTGATCTGTTGGCTACATTATCGACAATGCTCTTACGCACATTCTGTGCCGTTGCTGCCATTGCACCGCCTATCATGTCATCAATGTGGATTGCCTTGTAAGCACTCTCAACTGATATTCCCATTTCAAGCATTCTACAGAAGTCATCGTTTTCTGCCTCTTTTGCAAGGTCAAAATCCTTAAGTTTGTACTTCTCTTTCAGCTCTTCTCCCTGGTGCAACCAATCGGAGTAAATCTTTTCGGAATGTTCCTTCTCTTCGGCTTTTCGCCTTGCTTCCTTTAATTCTGCGTTTTCTCTCTCGATTTTCTTCATCTCTTTTAACTGAGATACTGTGAGTCCTTTTTGTAAGGCCTCTTTTTCGTAGAAAGATTCGTCATTGTCAATGGCTGCAAGTAAAGCCTTCTTGTCATTGGCATCTACACCATACTTCTCAGAAAGTCTCTGACCAATGGCTTTAAAGTCATTTAATTCGCTTTCGATACCTTTGGTCTTCTTGAATCTTTCATCAATGATTCCCTGGGTACGTTTGGCAAATTCGTCTTTGTACTCTCCTTTGATAAGGTCTTCGAATGCCTGTGCCTTCGTCTTCGTGGGAGTCTTGGCTTCTTCCGTTGTGGTCTGTTCCTGTGTCATGGAGGCCTTTCCATAAATCACATTAGACAAATCACCTTTTGTTTGGTTGGCGAGACCGTTTTCTGCCCCTACAGATTCACCAAGATTGCTTCCTTCGGCTCCGGCTCCGGCACCATCACCGCCTTCAGCAAAGAACTGTAGGTTAAGTTTTAATTCTTTCATTTTCTTGTCCTTTCGTCTTTCCGATGTGCCTTGAGTTTCTTAACTCTAAATTAAGCATAAATTGAAAAGTAGGGGAATTTCTTCCCCTACCTCTCTCATTCTTGTAAAAAAATTTCCAAATACTGTGGATACTCTTCAGATATGGCTTTTAAACCGCTTACAAGCATATCCAATCTGACTTTGTTATTTGGTGTCATTTCTGCTGCCACACTCAAAAATCCATCGTCCGTGTTTATCTCGGCATTGTCTGCTTCCATGCAGAATGCTTGGCTTAATGCCGATATTCCGGCACATATGATGTCACTTCCGGGGTTTGCGTACCCACTATGGCCATGTATGCATATGTCTATGTTCTTCTTAGTCCTGATCTCTGCTATTGTCATACAGGTGATGCACTTCCTCTCGTTGCTGCTGCCGCTTGACTTGATAATGAGCCTTTACTATCTTGTACTTGTCCTCTTCTTGCTTGTGTCTGTACCGGAGCCTGTACCGTGTTGGGATTTGCTCCTACAAGCTCGGCCATCTGCATCTGCAATTGCATTACCATGTCGAACAGAGTCTGATTCTTTGATACATTCTCCCGGACCTTTTCAATTCCATCAAAGTCCATCATGTCAAGACACGCAAGGGAAGCATCTGCATTGTTTGGAGCAAAGAAACCTAAATTGTAAAGGTTGATTGCGGTCTGATTCTGAGACTCTTTACTATATGCACTCTGCTTCTGAGGCTTGACATCGATGTCTACCATAGGCATTCTTGAGCCGATGATATTCTGCTGAGGCATAAGTCCGGAATTATCAAACTGTACGTATTCACTCTGTCCTAAGTCATTTGTGATTCTGAATGTTCTCGGCTCTGTATAGAACTGTCTTATAAGCTCGATGACCATGTACATAAGGTTTTCAAACTCTCTGTAAGAAGCCTTATTGGAATCTCTTGAGAGTTTACCGCTTGCTTCCTGTAGTGAAGCAATACCGCTTGCGCTCGTTACGTTTGATGCCTGTCCCTGTGAACTTGCCGTGTTTCCGGATGTATCTTTCATTTCCTGAATCTTTTCAAGGAACACACTCTGATATATTGGTGGCAAGGGATTAGGCTGAATCTGTCTGAAGGCATCTTCGCCCAGGTTACCTTCAAAATGGATGATAGGCTTTGATAAATCCAAAAACTCTTCTTCATTAAGTCCCACATCCTGTCTTACCGCTGTCCTTGGTGTTGCGTTCCATGCTGTGTTCTCCAAGAATGCCTGTTGCATCTTGTCAATAAACATTTGGTCATCCTTAATCATGTCAATGTAACCAAATCCTGTGCAAGAATTCTCCATCGGATAAAGCACATCAAAGATAAAGGGATACATTCCGTGGTCATACCATCCCTTGTCTGCGAGATCAGGGTCATTCTCCGTAGCATACAGAACTGTACCATTTACAAACTTGCAATAATGCAGAATCGTGATAGTCTTGGGTATGCCCATCTCGTCTATCACTCTCTTCTTACGTTTGTAGTACCAATCCACTACCGCACTCTGCTTGGTGGTATCGACTCTTTCATCAGAATTGTAGATGTCTACACTCATAAGTGTGCTACTGTCGAAATCTAACTTGGCATCAGGCCAATTCTCTTTGATGAAATCGTTGTCCATCATGGTAACAAAGAACACATTTGGACTTTCCTGTATATCTTTCTTACCGCCTTTGTAGTAAATGTTTCCAAGTCCTACGGACTTTATCGAGATGTTGCCAAGGCCGTTGTCTCTTTCGTTGTCCCAAGTGCAAGAATACACTCCGGTACCATTCTTTTCTTTGTACCATTGTTCGTCTGAATATTCCTTTTCGAACTTGGTCTGCTTAAGAATGACAGGAAGCACCTTACTGAGGATTTTAGCGGTTTCTTCGTCATCTGCTGCTCTCGGAAGCACGTTAGCTTCGGGAAAATTGTCCATAGCATCTGCGTGTTTGTTGATTATGGTGTTCACAAGCCATGCCGACTTAGGCTTTATGCGGTTTGTGGTGTCTCCTGACAAGTCCCAATGAGCCATTCGCCACATCTTCTCGTTTTCGCCAAGTCTCTGCTCAAGATTGGCTTTTTCCTGTTTGTACTCAAGCAATGTTTTCATTGCCTCTTCTACTTCATTTTTGCCTATTACGTTCAGACTTGTCGGCTTTGTCTCATCATGCTGACGATTAGTCATTTCCTGGGCAATTGCTTCATTCTGTTTTTCGGCAATCACTAAGCTTTCAATATCCATTTTGCTCTCCTTATAAGTTTGAATAATAATTTAGTGAACTTGTATTGTGCCTGATCCTCTGATTCAGAGGGTCATTCCAATCAATCTTTTCAAGCACATTCGTGCGTGGTGCTATCGGATGTGCTATTAAAACATATCTCACAGAGTCATAGTCATGGTCTTCACTTGTGGTATCGATGTCTTCCGGCTTTGTCTGTGAGTATACAAGCATAGGGAATGTCCTTATGAAGTCTCTGCAATTACTTGTTACTTGAAACATACAATCTCCAAATTCATCAAATGCAAGTCTGTAATGGAATTGCATCTTTCCGGGAATTCTTGTGTTATCTCCTGGTCTGAAGGTTACAAAGTAAGGACTCTTTATCATCATCTCCTGTACAGATTCGCCTCTTGACTTGTCCCATATGGAAGGGTCTGCAATTCCGTATATCTTACGGCCTTTAAGTAATGGGTCATTGTCTTCAATGTCTTTGATACCTTTGGCTATTTCGTATGGATTTATCTGTAAACCTTGGTTTGGCTCTCCATTGCAGCCATACCATTGCTTAAACAGAATGATTTTGTTGCTTGGTGTCACCGCAAGCCAATTGACCGCAAACGGCTTCGCAAAACCGAAGTCAAAGCCTCTATATATCTGCCAAGATTCCGGTATATGGTCTAATGGCTCTATTACATGAGTCCACTTGCCATCTTTGTAGTGTTCAGGGTCATCTCTCCATTCGCAGAATACTTGGCCTGTAAAACTGTTCCATGAGCCGTATAAAAGCGCATTTCTTTCTGCCGTGGGTAGGGAAGCCAATGTGGCAAGGTAATTTGGGTCATTTTCAAGCAGAATTTTGTTGTCGAAAACTGTTGACGGAACAAAAATTCTACTTCGCTTCATCTTCTTCACAGAGCCATCCGGCATCTTGACATTGACTTCTTCCCAAATGGTTGTCATTGGTGGTGCCGGAGTAACAAACCTTGTCTTTACCCATCCCATGCCTTTGCCATCAGGATTGGCCGTAAATCTCATGTACACTTTTGTACCCGGACCGTTAGGTCTGTTTCTTGACTTCATGTAGTTATATTGCAGATAACTGAAGTGTGTTAACTCGTCCATGCCTATAAAGTCATACGGCTTACCTTGGTAATTGAATCTGTCCTGATCTCTTTGCATATAGCCATAAAAGACTTTGGCACCGGACGGAAACTTCCACACTTTCTTGTTTTCATTAAACTTGGCCTTTGGAAATGCCTTTGGATATAATTCCTCGCTTCGGCTCATCAGAGCTTCCAACTGTGGTACGGTATCTCTGAAGATTATTCCTCTGTAGTGTGGGATATTTACCTGTCTGATTGCCTCTACAATCATGGCATCACTTTTACCGCCTCCGGCTGCTCCACCATATAAGGATTCGTCTTCCCACCTTGACATCCAAATGGCTTGCTTTGGCTGCGGAGTCCATATGGTATTACTACTCATCGTCTATCACCGCTTCCATCACCGCCGGAATCTCAATAAGACCGCTATTTTCTTCAGTTATTTCTTTGTCGATGTCCTTGCCCTTGTTTCTCCAATCCCCAGGCTTTCGGTTGTTTAACCAATACATCTGAGCCATTGTATCTGCCTTGATATAGACTTCCTTCTCTACAAGGACTACCTTTTCTGTCTCACTTATCTTCTTGCCTGTGGTCTTGTCATACTTGATAGTTTTAAGCTTCACAGGCTCTTTTACTGTCACCTTCATGCCGTGTGCATTCTTGTAAAGCTCATTCTCTACATCAAAGTCGCACACATCTTTATTATTTTTTATGATGTTCGCAAAGTCCGCATTCGTATTTATCCACTTATAGAAGGTTGTTTTGCCTATTCCCATGTTCTCACATATCTGATGAGCAAATAGTCCGGCTCTGCTCCAACCTTGCAATAATACCCTTTTATCTCCTTGTAACCAATCTTCTACCTTTTGTCTCATAAGAAACTCCTCGTCTTTCCGATGTGCCTTTTTTCTTTATCATAACTTTTAAGAAGTCTTGATTTCTTCCCCTAACGCAAAAGAGCCAAGGCCTCTGCTCCTTGACTCTTTCTTCATGGCATTTTTTATGAAATTAATTTGTCTTACGTTAAAATAGGCCTCCTTTCTTCTGTATTTGTGTGATAAGCAATTCCGCAAGACTCTTAATCGTTCCTATTGCATCTGCATCCCTTTAGGTACTTTAATTCCAAGGATACAAAATTCTTCACTTAATCCATATGTGCCATCACCTTGG